GCCGGGTCGGCCCGTCGTATTGCGTGGTGGTGGTCGCCGTCCGCGACTCGCGCCGCTCCGGGTCCGCGTCGTCGTCGTCGGTCAGCAGCAGCGACAACGGCACCTGCACCGCGCCCGGCTGCACCCCGACATGCCCTCGAACCTCAAGCGCGTCCAGCAGCTCGGATTCGGCGCCGTCGATGCTCGCGCCGCCGGCCGCGGCCGCCAAGTAGCGCGACAAGCGCGCGTCACGCTGGAGGCGGCGCAGCTCGGCACCTTCGCCGGTCTCGCGGCCGGCGCCGCCGGCCTCCTCACCCGCGGCGCGCTTCTCGGATTCGTCCGCCTCCGCGGTGATCGCCGCACGGTGCCGCTCCTCGACCTTCGGAAACTCCGCGGTGAGCGCGTTCATTTCGGAGCGCTCTTCGTCGGTCAACTCATCCTTGCCGGATAGCTCATTGAGCTTCTGTCGGATTTCGCTCAGCCTCAGCTCGAGCTTCTGTCGGGTTGTCATCAGGTCGCCTCCGTCAGTGCGTATTCGGTGAAGGGGTCGCCGCCGGCAGTCCACGCCCAGACGCCCTTGCCGGCAGCCGGCTCCAGGAGGAGCGCCGCGCCGCTCGGTACACGGTGCGCCGGGGTGGTGGCGACGTCCGGAGCGGCGCCGCTCGGCTGCTCGCTCAGGTGGGCGGTTGCCGGCCCGAGATTCTGCAACTGGTAAACCTCGCCCTCGATCAGTGCATGCCGCTCGGTCAGGTCGACCGGCGCCGGGGTCAGCACTCCGCCCACTGTCATAGCGTCCCAGCGTTTCACGCTTGCGGGTGGCGCCGCAAAAACTTGCGAAGCAGGAACATCAGGTCGAATCAACCAGGTCGCGCCATGCCTGGACCTCAGGCGCGACCGGCGGGCGGTGCAGGTCCAGGTGGCACCCGCGGCACACCGCCTCCAGGTTGCCGGCGCCGTTGTTGCCGGGGTTGCCGTCCAGGTGGTGAACCTCCAGCGCGCCCGGCAGTCCGCACCGCTGGCACCGCCACCCGTCGCGGTCCAGGATCGCGCGGCGCAACCGGCGCCACCCAGCACCCGTCAGCCGCGCCACTCGTAGTTATTCCCGCTTTTTGTCGTCCCGAATAGCGCTCCGGCCCTTGCGTGACAAGGGTTTAGCGGGACGACGGGGAGACAAGATTTAGAGACAAACAGCCCCCTAGTCGCCGGTCGCGGTTGGTCCCGCGGCGCGAATCGACAGGGGTCCCCACCCCCTTGCATGGTCATGCGGGCCGCAACCCGCCGGCCAGCGCCGATCCGCGCCGCGGCGCCGGCCAGACTCGCATATTCATGCGCGCCGGGTGCATACCACCCCCGGTTTCCAGGGTATCCCAGGGTCCACCCCCCCACCGCGGCGCCGTCCTGCGCCGCCCCAGGGCCGCGACGGGTGGCGATCCACCCGATATGCGGTGCCAATCGGCGAAATTGCCGCCCAGACGGCCCCGGAGCGCTCCGGGTGGTACCATGGCGCCACCCCGAGCCGCGGGAGCCGTCCTGCGCCGCCCAGGGCCGCGCCGGGTGGAGGTGCCGACAATCGAAGCAGGCGGGCGGTTGATCCCGGCGCTTCGCCGGGCCGAATTGAAGGGTTGCTACGGTGCGCTCCCGCGGCGCCTTGCCCCCGCTGTAATCCCGGCGATCCGCGCCGGGCCGCATTGCGCCTCACGCAACCCAGTGTCGGCGCCGCCGCGGCGGGGGGGGAAGCCGCGCGCCCTCACTCACGGCGGCCGCGATGGCAACCGCAACGTCGTCACGCGCCGTCCGCCGGCGCCCACTCACGCCACCCTTGATCAGCCGCTCCTCGCCCATCGAATCCGCGACGGTGCGCGCGTTCGCCATGCTGGAGCGGATCAGCAGCCGCGCGCGGCACCAGACCTTGCCGCCGTTCACCAGCCGCCGGAAGTCGCGCACCCGGCCCGGCGAATCCTTGTAGCCTCCCATACTCGCCTCGATCAGCACCGCGGGGGGGAACTTCGCGCCGTCCAGCGCTTGCCGCAACTCGCGCGCGTGGTGGTAGTCGGCGGTGATGCGCACCGGACGGCCCCAGCGCTCAAGCGCCGCCTTCACCAGGTCAACGGCGGCCACCACCCGCGACGGTGCATCAGCGTCGCCCGACGACGTCACCAGCAGGTCTCCGTCGCGGTGCATGGTGGCGTAGTCGGCGCCGTCCACCCGCCCCCGCTCCTCCAGGTCCGGCAGCTCCGGGAACGCTGCCAGTGCCTCCAGGCGCCCGGTTGCCGGCCAGTAGGCGGCGCATGCCGCCATCGCATCGCCGCCGCTCAGGTCCACCCCCCAGACGCACGGCCCGCGCGCCGCTGGCAGCAGGTCGACCTCAACCGCCGTCCACTGCTCCGCCGTCACCAGGACGTTGATTTCGTGATCGGCGGTGCCGAGGTTGAGCCGCAGCGCCTTGAAACCGGCCAGTAGCGACGGGTCCGCCGCGGCCTCGTCAGCCTCGCGCCGGTAGGTGTCCATCAGGGCCGGGAAGTGCGCAAGGCTCGGGTTCGCCGCCTCCCACGTCGCCGGGTCGAACGGGTCTGCGCCGGCCGGCGCCGCGTAGGTGGTGCCGTTGCGCCCCAGCAGCCGACAGAACCAGTGCGCCGCGTCACTCGGTTTCGTGCCGATAGCGACCAAGCGCGCGCCGGGAATCTTGCCGAGCCTGCTCCTGAGTGCGCTGTAGATCGCATCCCGTTGTGTGTGCCGCCACTGCGCCGGCTCGTCCGCGATCACCAGGGCCGGCGCCGCGCCGTGCAGAGTGCGCGCCGATGCTTCGCGCGCCATCAACCGCGCGCCCGTCGATCGGTCCTCGATCACCGCGCGTTGCTCCGATCGGAGACGCCGCCATCGCTCGGGGTCTGCATCGAACTCCGGTTGCAGGAACGCGGCCGCGTGGTCGAATCCCAGACACGCTTGCCCGAAGCTGGCAGCGACCAACAGCACGTCAGCCCGGCGCTTCACCAGCGGGCCGGCCACCCCCGCGGCGCCCACCGTCGCCAGTAGCGTTGTCTTGCCGGCGCCGGCAGCCACGCTCAACCCGAGCTCGGCACCGCCGCTGGACTCCACCTTCGCCAGGAACTCGGCTTGCCAGGGCAGCACCTCGAACGCGGCGCCCTCATGCTCGCCTTGCGTCACCTGCAGGGTGGAGGCGAACTGCACCAGAGAGGCGGGCCGCTCCGGTGCCGCTGGACGGGTGGCGGCCTCCAACTCGCGGGCCGCTGCGCGCTCGGCTCGCTTCCGGTCGCGATCCGCCCGGCGCACCGCGGCCGTGGTGTCCGCCGCGGTGCGCTTCGCCGCCCGTTCGGCTCGCTTCCGGCAGGCGCCGGAACACGTCCGCCGGGTGCGCCGCGTGGCCTCGAACTCACGCCCGCAACTGGCACACCTTACTGTGACCATCTGCCCTTACTGTGACACTTACTGTCCCGGTTTTGTCCGCTGGACACGTCCGACACGCTGCACCCCGACTGCTCACACTCGTACCCACTCTCAGAAACCCGGCAGGGGTCCCCACGGCGCCACCCCCGCGCCCGTCCGATCAGTCAGTCTCAGCAGCCGCCGCAAGCTGGAGCGAACGCCAGATAATCGACGCCTCGCGGGCCAGCCACTGGAGCTCCGTATGTCCAGCAGGCAGCGCGCCGAGCTCCGCCGTGAGTGCGTCCGCAGCTTCCTTCAGGTGAGACGCCGGCCAGCGTCCAGAGTGCATCGTTGACACCGCAGCAGCCGCTCGCAACTCCAGCAGGCTCGCCGGCAGATCGGCAGCGAGCAACCCGGTTTCGGCGGCCCGCCGGAGCTCGGCAGCCCGCGTTGTTCCGCGCGCGCCGGCCCATCGGTCAAGCGCATCCACGAGATCAGCAGGGAGACTTGTTGTAACAGATACCATGCGCCTCAATCGTGACTCGGCAGCCAAGCAGGCGCAATTCTGGGAAGCGTTGGAACGGGGGGAAAAAAGCGCGGCCCGCCGTAAGGAGATCAACCGGCGGGCCGCGCGAAGAAGAAGCCGGCATGGACGACCGGCATGCTCAGTGTCCGCGCCCCCGCCACCCCCGGTCAAACTTTGGGAGCGGGGGAGAGAGACTGGCCCCGCCGTCAGCCGGCCTTGCTCTCCGGGTCGGCAACCCGCCGCTCCAGTACGGCCAAGCGTTCATCGGACTTCACCCGCGCGGCGGCTTGCCCCTGCGTACTCGTCAGCAGCCGATCCAGCTTCCCGCCATGATCCACCTCGATCCGTTCCAGCCGAGCGCCATGGTCGCGTTGCGTGTCCCGTATCTCCAGCAGCAGCGCATCCCGTTCAGCGTCAGTCATTCCGGGCACCCGCTTGTTTCAGGCGGCGCCTCACCACCGGGAGCCCAGCATCAAGCGCCGCCCGAGTCACGCGCGCGAGCCCGCGCCGCGACAAGCCCGCCTGCACCGCCAACTGCTCCAACTCGGTACGCTGCTCCGCGGTCACCAGCACGCACAACCGCTGGTGCGTTGGGGTGGCCTGCTTCACCAGCTCGTCAATATGGGTCATCGTCATGCCTCCAACCCGATCCTGGGTATTAGTAGTATGCGCTGTTGAATGATTCAACAAGCGGTGCCTACCAGCGTACCTTGCCCACCCCCCGGTTATCCAGAACTTGCGGTCCCGGCTATGCGCTCCCGCTATCGAGCCGCTGGGCACAGGCATCATGCTCAGCGGCAACGGAGCGGTACACGGCCGCCAAGTCCTGCACCCCGGAAGCTTCCAGCGCAGCCGCAATAGCGCGGTTGGCGGCCGCGAACTCCCGCTGTCTTACTGCAGGTGAGTGCCCCTGCGCGATCCGCTCAAGCGCCGCGGTTTTCCGTTCGTCGCGCCGCTCCGCCGCGCGGTCCAATCCGGTCTGTCCCGAGTCCATGCACCGCACCCTACCCGGTTGTCCACAAGCCGAAAACCGAGCGGCAACTTTTTCCACACCCGGAGACCGCCCCCGAATCTCCGAAACCGGAGAGTCCGGAAGCTTCGGAGGGGTGGTGATCAGAGGGAGGGAGGGAGCGAAAGCGAGACCCGGTCCCGGCCCCGCCCTTCGGCGTTTCCAGCGTTTCTCGCGTTCAGCGTGACCGTCGGTCGGTCGGTCGCTCGCGGCCTACAGCAGGCTCGTGCGCCCCTGCTCCGTAGACTACGCAGATTAGACCAGGCGGCTGGCCGTCCCCCTCCCCCACGTAGTGGAGGTTGCCACGGATTCTGCGCTCAACCCGTCCGTGGCATGTCGCCTATGGGGTCACCCTCTCGGCGTTGATAGCGGCGGGTAGATCACCAAGCCCTCGCCCCCGCGGCCGGGTGCAGAGAACGGGATTTTTCGTTGACAGGTATGTTGCGAATCAGGTAGGTTGCCGTGGTCGGCAGGGTGTGAAGCGCGTCCATCCGTGTTTCCGTGTTTCTCGCTCGCCGCGGTGTGAGTGTGCTACCACTCCCCCGGCTGCCGACTACCCTACTCGCCGCTCGGCAGGTAGGTCAAGCCACCACCAACGCCAAGCCGAGCGCTTCCCGCTCCGGCGGGTGGCGTGGCCACCACCCTACCTATACCGATTCGGCAGTCGGGTACGCAGAAACCCCACTACACGCCATTTCCCGGTAGGTGCCAATTCGTACTTTCGCCCGCGCCACCATCGCCGCTCCGGGAACACGACCGCTCCACCGAACGCATACACGACCATCCCGCACGCTCGGCAGGCGACGATGGACTCACACTTCGGGTCGTATGACATGGTGCGCCGATGCTTGCCGCGACAGACCTTCGCCGGGAGCTCCGCCGGGATTGATCGCCGGCCCACTACAGCCCCGCCAGGCGGCGCGCTTCGTCCAGCGGCACTTGCGCCTTGACCATGCTGGCAAGCGCGCGCGCGCGGCCGCTCAGGTCGGAAGCGAACAGCTTGTCGAAACTCAGGTCCAGGTCCGGCACGTCCAGTTTCTCGCGCAACTCGGCCGCCAGGATCGCAGCCAGCGGTTGCACGGAACCATGCAGGAAGCGCCGCCAGGATTCACGCTGGCCCGCCGCATCACCCGGCGCGAACAGGTCAGCAGAAACCCCGCATGCCGCCAGTACCGCTTGCGCAGAATCGGTGCGCAAAGTAGCGAGCGAAACGGGCGGATTGGCGCCGATCCGTTGCGGTTTCCAGTCGCTCCGGGGTGCAGCTTCCACCCCCTCAGCCCACCCGGCAGCAGTCGTTTCCGTGAGTACTGTTTTCCCGCGTAGCGTAGCTATGTCGGCGCGCAGTGCGGCTTGCGGATCAACGGGGTTGCCGGCCTCGTCGGTTTCGTCGCCCGTAGGCGATTGCGGCACTGGCAGAACATGACCGACAGTGCCGCCCGCCTCGTCGCTCAAGGCGCCCTCAAGGTTGCCGTGCAACTTGCCGGTCAGTGTCGCCCACCCGAGCGGTGAGATTCCGTGCCAGGGCCGCGCCGCGTCGACGCTGTACCGACCATGCACGATTGCCGCTTCCGGAGCGCGGATAGTCACGTTGCCGGACGGCCCGAACACGTCGACACGGTAGGTCCAGGTCGACGGGTCCGGCGCGCCCTCAATGTCCCAGCTTCCCGCCGGGGTGAGCTTCACCGCGCCGCCCCGAACCTCGATCAGCCAGCAGAACTCACCGCGGCGGATCAGGTCGCGCGCCGCCAGTGCCAGCAGCGCCGGGGTGAGCGCCGCCGTCGCCGGGGTTGCAGGCGAAACCGCCGCGACAGAGAACGCCCGCGCGTAGCTGCTTGCCGCTGCCTCCAGGGCCGCGGTTGCGCTCGCATCGGCGACGGTGCCGCCCGCGGCCGCGTTCACCAGCGCGCGCGTGACTGCATCGGTGAATCCGGCGCCGCCTTGCGACCGAGTCTCCACCGGCGGCCGCTGCCAGCCGGCCTCAGTAAACCCCGTATCGTCGAAGTACACGCTACAGCGCCCGACGCACCTTGTACGGACTCAGCAGCGCCATTGCGCCGCTGCTCCGGAGTGGGCTAGATCCTCGCGGAATCCAGATTGATACCTGATTGTTGCCGGTCGCGCGCTGCCGTGGCGCACCCGGCAACACCTGCAACAAGTAGCTCGCGCAGCGCAGTGTCGCCTCAGCCAGGATCACGACCGGCGCCGCGGGCGCGTACCGCTGGCACATTGCAGCCGCGACGGCCTTCGCCTCGCGCGCCGCCGCTATCTGCCCCGGGGTGGTAGCGCGAACCCGCGCCAGGTAGACCGCATCATCACCGGCGGGTGACTGGTTCACCTTTTCGCCGGCATCGGTCGGAGCCGCCGCGGGTCCGGTGCCGCTCGCAGCTCCACCCCCTACGGATTGCCGCGCCGCGCCGTCGATGGTGGCGCCGCCTACTGCGCCGTCAGCTTCTACAGCCATAGCCTTCTCCGCGGCCGCGGCGCCGGTGCCGCGCGCTGCTCCACCACCCCCGGATTGCCCGACGGCGCCCGGTAGCGCACCGATAGCGCCGTCAGCACGGCGGATCGGATCACCCTTACCTGCACGTCCGGGTTGCCGGCCTCAGGCTCCAGGACCTCAGCATCGGGTACCACGTCCGCCGGCGGAACGCGAAAGAACGGCAGTACACCCGGCGCAATCGTGCCGGCCCGTAGCAGCTCCCGGAAGTCGCGCGCGTAGGTGGTATCGGGAAGCGCCTCGACCTCGAAGCGCAGCCCCTCGTCAGTGTCGGTCAGCAGCAGGGTGCCAGCGCGCCGGCTCGCCAACACTTGCCCGGCATCGTCGCCCAGGTGCAGCAGGACCTCGCGGCCGGGGTCCTGCATGACATACTCGAACACCCCCGGCGCAAGTCGCTCCTTGCGGACTTCGCCGCGATCCGCCGTCACCCGGTCGACGTTGTACGCCACCATGCCGGCGACTCCGGCGCCCCGCGCCCGAACCTCAACCGCGCCCGCGGCGCCATAGGCTCCGTCCTGCACCAGGGAGACCGCTGGCAGTGTCGCCTTGCGCACCACCCGGCGGCCGTCGCCTACCTCATCGTCCAGCGCTCGGAACTCGATACTTGTCTCGCCGAGCTCGCCGCGTTCGACCATGCTCAGAACCTCATCGAACGGATCGCCCGCCGGTAGGTGCGCAGTCATGCGCAGCTCGCGCGGGGTGTCATGCAGCGTCAGCAGCCCGCGCCGCGGGTTGGCGCCGGCAGTGCTCGCTATCTCGATGTCCCGATGATCGAGGGTCAGCCGCGTTGCGGCCGCACTCCGGACGTAGGTCGAAAACGCGAACTGTGCGAAGCGCTCCTCGACACGGCGGCCGTCCTGCAGGATTACCTCAGCGCGCGCGCCGTAGCGCATCGCCGGGCCGATGATTCGACGGCGGCTGGCAACCCGCAACTCCGTCGCAGCGCGCCGGGTTTCGATCACCATTCGGCGATCACCGCGCGGCGCCGGCGCAGGAACTCGCGCCCGTACTTGTTGGTGCGATGGTCGACGTCGCGCACGTCCGCAAGCTGGCCCGCGAACTTCACCGTATTCGCGCCGCTGCCGGTCGATTCGATGGGCGCCGCGCCGCCGTCCTCAGCAGCCGGCGCCGCCTCCAGGACGATATGCGATGCGATGCACCAGTACAGGGTTTCGGAGTCCGGGAAGGCGAACTCCGATTGCGCGTTGCGGATCGCCCGCCCGATGATCGCTTCCGGCACCCCGTAGCTCACCGTCACGTCATTCTCGACAACGTCTTCGGGCGCGAACTCCGGGAACCGCAGCCTAACTTGCGACACAGTGACCGCTGCTTCTTCGGCTGCTTCGGCGACGGTCGCAGGCGGCGCCCAGAGCGGCATAGATCAGGCCGTGAGCTTGAACGCCACCCGCGCGTAAGCAGCGAGCCGAAACGCCGTGTAGGCATCCCAGAGCAGGACGTAGGTCAAGACCGTCTCCGCCGACGCCGCCTTCGTGTATATGTCGCGGATCACGCTCAGCGTCGGCCACATTGCCGCGATGCTGTCACCGCGCATCGTGCCGCCGTTCGCGCCGGCCGCGTGTAGCAGGTTGCCCTTGCTTATGCCGGCCACCCCCGCCGGAACGTAGGTCGAAGCGCGGCAAGATCGGCACCGGCGCTTGATCGCCTCGATGCCCGATTCGCCGCTGCCAGCCTGGAACACACCCGCGGCATGCCGGTACACGTCGGTGCCCAGAACCACGCCGGTTTCGTCCTCCATTTCGGAGTGAAGACCGTCAACGATGCTCGCCGGGGTCTTCGCGTAAACCTCATAGGTCGCTTGCGCGCCGGGGTCTGCCGGTTCACCGAGCCGCGTGTAGAATCCCGTCACGGTCGCGCCGGCGCCGGTGCCGTTCAGCAGTTGATCGCTCATCTTCGCCATCACCGCATCCCGCAGGTCGCGGCGCAGGGCCGGCTCCAGCCCGAGCACGGAAGCGGCCGCCTCCGCGGTCCACTCGTAGCGGCCCGTCAAGCGCTTCGGCTTGAGACTCTGCGGCGCCACCCGATACGCGACGGCAACCGGCGCGTCGCGCTCCTCAAGCGCTACGTTCGGCTCCGCGCCCGCGGTGATCAGCGGCCACTCGGATTGCCCCGCCGGTACGGAGTCCAGGCGCACCCCGAGCGCGTCAACGATGCTCCGCCCGAACAGCCGTTGCAGGATCGGCCGCTGCCGGG